TGATCATGTCAATCGTAAGAAGTGAATTACTCACAGTAGATCCTTTCGTTACGCATTCATGCGTGATTGCATTTTCCTGATCTGACGCTGCCGTTCAGCTTCAATCCAGTCACCCGTCGACATCTCTCTGATTGACCGAGGATCGGTCGTATCAAATTTCGGTGCTGAAGAGCGGTTTGAAGCAACAGGCGCGATAGGATCAGGCGCTTTGGTTTGTTTACGAACAACGGGAGGGTTGTCAGCCAGTTTGGCTTCCAGTTTCCCGATCTCTTTGGCCTGCAACAGCGGCGGCAGTTGGGCGATACGGTTGGCTTCTTTCGGATTGGACCCGAGGTGATACGCGATGTCGGGGCCAATGTCAGATGCCTGAATCGTCTGCGCCATCAAAGTGGTGATTCGCAGGTTCGGGTTGTAAACGACGGACTCGAAGTCCTCGTACTTGTCCCGAGCTGTTTCCTCACGCTCTGCGTAGCCCTCCAGCAGTTCAGACTGTTGGCGCTCCATGTCTCGTCGCTGGATCATCTCTTGAGCTTTCTTCTCGGCCAGCGCTTGCGCGTAGGCGTCGACGGACTCAAACTGATCAGCAGGCGGAAGCTCTTGGGGCGCTGCCGGTATCTGCGGCTGCTGGCGCGCTTGGCGCTCCCATTTCCGTTGCTCTTTTGCAAGCCTCTTGCGAAGAATGTCGTCCAACTCGTCTTGAGTGAACGTCTTGGCCGGCGTATCAGGTGCGGCAGCCTGTTCAGGCTGCTGCGGCGGGATCTCCGAGGCCGTCTCGGGGGTCGCTGGCGCGGATTCAAGTTCCGCTAACTGGTTTTCTTGCATGACTTAACCCTGTTCGGGTACCCAGTGGGCCGCACTGGTACGGTTATAGTGTTACGAAATCTGTTCGGTGTCAACTGGTTGTTGGGCTTGGACCTGCTCTCGCAGTTTGGTCCAGATGGCAACGGATAGCTCCAGGGGCAACTTACCCAAGCCCATCGCAATGATGTTGGCCTCTTCAACCGTGACGGTGATGGTGAACTCTTTCATTATGCGGCCCAAGGAAGCGGGGGTTGAATGACTTGCGGGTTCTTCTGCATCTCGATCTGCTGGGCAACAGCAGCCTCGGCAGAGTCCTTGTCTACACCGTTTGCCCAGACCCACCCGAGCACGATGTCTTGCGTCAAGTCGGCATAGGGCGTGAAGTTGGCGGGATCGGCAGCAGGCAGAGAGACGGTCGAGTAGACCGTGCCGTTATAGCCACCGTCCGTACCGGAGCAGCGCCAGCCAATCGTGATCACAGCCTCTGCCGGATCAGCAGAAGTTGGAGTGGTCTTCATCCATTCGACAATCCAGACGGGGGTCATGTTCATTCCTCTACAAATTCTTTGACCGCATCGAGGCCAAAGTGGGCGTTAACAAAACGGAGCAGACGCTCCACATCAATCCGCAGGACTTTTCCTGACGGGGTGTGCTTGGAATGGAAAATCCATTCGTTCGTTTCAGTATCGTGCGGAGATAGCAGCGTGGCGTTACCGGCTGCATCCATAACTCTTGCTTCGCCTGCGGTTGAATAAAAGGATACCCCGTTTGCCAGAGTGCCAACAGGAGCCGTGCCGTCGAAGATGTTGAGGGTTTTTGTGCCAACCGTGGTTGCGCGTTGAGCCGAACCACCCAAGCCAAGGTTGCCGGAGGCGTCGAGGCGCATCTGCTCAGATTTTGTGGAGTTCGACCCTGTCGTTGCGCCACCAATCATTTTGCCAAAAGTTAAATCTGCGGCAATTGCAGATTGAGCTTCAGACGCTATGTAATTTCCAGCCTGCTGACTGGTGTTATTTAAATTTACCTGAAGAAGCAAATTTGCAGAACCAGACGTTGCCCCATAACTACCAGTGAATCCAAACCAATTGGTTTGACCGGCCACGGCTTCCATTTGCAAAAATGTGTTGCCTGCTGGTTGGGGGTAAGTGTTGACTGTGTGGTTTGTCCATTGCGTACCATACTTAATTAAAGTCAAGCCAGTGACGGGTGAACTCGTCCCAATACCGAGGTTGCCGGAGGAGTCGATACGCATACGTTCGCCGTTGATGTCCCAGCTTAGGTATCGACCTGTTGGCGCACCAAACTCTACATGAAACGCATCTGCAAAAGCATAACCAGCGGAAGTGCCACCAACTTTAAACCCGAGCAACGCAGAGTTAACGCCAGCGGCAGCAATCGTTGTCCTGTTTGCAGTTTCATAGCCAGAAGTGCCGCCAACACCCAAATTCGTCCCATCAAACGTCAGCGCAGACCCAGTGGTCAGGACTTTGGAGGCGTTGAGGTAGGGAACACCGTTCGCTGTGCCTGCGGAGAGCGTGAGCGCAGCCGAAAACGCAATGTCCCTCGGAACAACGTATGTATCACCAGACTGTGCCGCTTGGATCTGCGGGACAGCTGTGTTGAGCAAAAGAACTTCGTAAGCAGCCACGGCTTAACTCCTAAATTGGGTTGTACGACGTGCCATTACTGGTCAGCACCGTCTCAACAACATAAAAACTGGTTCCCGCGCTGTTCAGCACTTCTGCGTCCACCGTGTACGGCGTTGCATCGCTAGTCAGCACAATCCACGGCGGTCCTGGATTAGGCCCAGCAAAGTCTGTCGCCAGCGTGGCGATCGTACCCAGCCCTAAAGCAAGGCCGTTACGCATAGCAACCCCGAAGCTCATCGGATGTTGATCGGCTTGGCGTACACCGTGCCGGCCGATGCGATCTGAATTGCACTGACCCGCCACGGAGCACCCGTGCCCTGCGGCACAATGAACGGGATCGGCGTGTTAGCAGGAATCGGCGTGCCGTTTGTTGCTGTTGCCGTCACGCCTTCACCAACCACAACATACGCCGCAGTCGTGGACCATATCACCACGCCTTGCGGACCGGCCGGCCAGCCCGTGGTGCTCCCCGCAGTGCCAGTGTACGACGCACTTTGTGCGGCAAACTGCGGGTTAGACATTGGGTTCAAAAGTTCCATGATGCGTCCTTACGCCAAAAATTTGAGCTTGTACAGGGTGGAATAATACAGCGCCAAAATCTCGTCAATGATGTTCTGCAACGGCGTGCATTCCTTGTCCACGACCTTGTACCGGGTGGATTCCAACTCTTTGACCTGATCTTCCAAGAACTCGACCACGTTGTTGGTCTTCTTGGCCGACTGCAACGAGATCGGCCCGATCAGGCCGTACTTGCCCTGATAGGCTTCAGCAAAATCGTCTGCCAGATCAATGACGCCAGTGTAAAACTTGTTCAGCGCCTTGTGCTTGGCATACGAGCGGGTGTTAAGGTGTACCGAATGGGTGACATCCCGCGCCAGAAAAAGCTGCCCGATAAAGACTTCGCAGGTCATTGCGGCATTCCTTGTTCAGGCGGCATCATCATCGGCTGCTCGGGCATAAAGTTCTGCGGCATAGGCGCTAGATTGCCTAGATCCATCACGTCGCGCAAGGTCTGGATGACGACCTCTTGGACCTGCTCCGGCGACATGGCCGCTGACATCGCCTGAATCCGGCGCGTCTCGGCCTCATACGCCTTGATGTCGTTAGCCTGCGACTTGATCGCAATATCCTGCGCTTCCATCGACTGATTGACGTTCTGCAACAGCCCCATCATCTGCTGGAGCTGCCCGTTCAGCGCCTCGATCTGCTGGTTGGCCGCCTGGATCGCCGGGTCGTCATCGTCTTGCAGCAGTTTGGGGTCGATCATCTTCTTCAGACGCGCTGCAAGCTCCTGCGCGCCTGGCCAGTCCATGTTCTTGACGAACAGGTCGCCAGCGGCCATCCACAACTGCGGGTTGCCTTGCAGGATCTGACCCATCGCTTCCATCGACTCCTGACGCTTGGTCATGTAGCTAGGACCGGTCGTGACCTTGACGTCGTATTTGCCGACGCTGGGGTTGTAGATCTTCTGGATGACTATGCCCTGCTCGTCGGTAAGCTTTGTGACCGCCTGCTGTTGGCTGGGGTCAATGATGGCTTGGTCAACTTCACCGTCAATGCCAATAATACGCGCGATCCGACGGGTGTCGTAGATTTTGGGAATCAGGTCAATGATCTGGCGCGTGATGTAGCGGATGGCGCGAGCCAGGTTGTCAACGTAATGGAACGTGCCGGTGTTGCTCTGCTGCTGCCGGGCAAGGATCGCACGGCCTGAGCGTTCGTTCGATGACGCGCCCAGACTGGGGTCGTACTGACCGGTGGTGGACTTCAGGTCGTCAGAAGCCCCCATTTTGGCCTGTATGAGGCCCGTTTGAGCCATCGGAGGGGTAGACCTCTGCGGCAGCGGCAGAGGCGCTCCTGCGCCGTCTGTAGCGTCTGGATTGACCTCCAGATACGGCCAGTTGTTGACGTTAGCCGTCTTCCACTGGTGCTCGTAGCCTTCAAACTGCCCGCCGTAGCCAATAAACGGTGCTTTGGGGGCGAGCGCAAGCATTTCAGCCTCTTGGCTGACCCAGTAGTTGTAGAGCCGCTGGGCGTCCTTGGCGTTACGCACCAAGCCTGAAATCTGCACGTCGCCGTCGACTTCGTACTCGTTTCCGACCACTCGGACGACCGGAATGTATCGTCCCGGCCAATCGCGCTCTTGCAGGATCTCAAAACCGTTGGTTTTGACCCATTTCACCTGCTTTCGGTCGACTTTTCGCGTCCGAATGGGGCGCAGGCCCATCTGTTTCATCTGTTTATCTTGCGGGTCGTCGGCAAAAAACGTTTGACCGTTCGGATACAGATTCAAATCGACCTGTTTGTGCTCGTAGTAGAAGTATTCAGCGATGCGGATGGTCATTTCTGCCACCCACTGCGTCAAATCTTGGTCACCCACGCCTTGCGCCATGATAGACGTCACAGGAGAGGCGTTCGGGTACTCGCGGTGGAACTCTTCTTTGGTGATTTCTTCAGTGATGAAGCAATACTGGGCGTCAGCACCGCAAGGGTCTTGAATCATCGGGTCCATGTAGACCGAAAACGGGTTCCGGACCCGCCCGATCTTGATGTCTTGGTCAAAACTGTCGTCGTCGCAGTATTCCGTCAGCAGCCGAATGTAGCCTTCGCCGTGGACGACTTGGTTTTCGCACGCGGTGTCGTAGGCGACGTCAGCGTCAGACAGATACTCGATGTGGCGGACGATGCCGTCCAGCACTTCAGCCATCTCGACGTCGGCGTTGTCGTCAACCGGAATGACTTTGCCGCTAGGGCGGTTCTGGCGTTGGTCGTTGGTGACTTGTTTAACGTGCTGTGGGAGCTTGTTGATGGTCAGGCAGGGTCTGGCATTGATCGTCTGCCCTTGAGCGTTCCCACGCGTTTTTAAGACGTCTGCGGGCCATTGCCAGTTGTTATCTGGCGAGCCTGCCATGAACCGAAGATCGTCAAGCTGATCCTGACGGCTGTCCGAATGCGCCGACATCGCCACCCGCAGCCGCGTTCGCATCGTTTCAAGGACGTCTTTTTCTTTCATTTCTTGCCTTTGGCGGGCTTGGCTGCTTCACGCTTGACCGAATACGCGATTGCAACCGCTTGTTTTTGCGGTTTGCCTGCGGCCATCTCAGCCTTCACGTTTTTTCGGAAGGCAGCGGGCGATGCTGATTTGACGAGCGGCATATTTATTTCTTTTTCGCTGTTTTGGCCGACTCTTTGAAGTCTTTGGCCGTTGGCGCGCCTTTGGTGCCGGGTTTGCGCATCTTTTCGCCGCTGCCAGCAGCTATGCGGTCGCGTTTTGCGTTGATATTAGCGTAAAGACCAGGTTTCGTTGCCATGTCAACACTTCCATCGTTTGAGCGCCGCTTTGGCGCGTTCGCCATCTTTGGCCTTGGCTGCTACCCCACCCATACGAGCGCAGAAGCTGGCTTTGCGGCCCTTGTCTGCTTCCGTCTTGGGGCTGGGCGCAGGCGCTTTCAAGTTGCTGCCTGTCTCGCGGTTGTACTTCTCCCGCCCTTTGGCGGTCAGCCCGGCACCTTCTTTGGTCGGCAGCTTCTCACCGCGCCCCACCGACAGACTGACGGACTTTTTGCTGGCCATCGGTCAAGCTCCCATCCAGCCAGCCGACTGGTTAACCTGGTCGGCGTAAATTGTCTGACGCTCAGGCCGGAAGCTAGATTGACGCGAGGCGACCGGGAACGCGAACGTACACGCCAGCGCGTCTGCTGCGTCCGGTGATGCCAGCCCTCTTGATTTCATGTCCTTCTTGCTCTCCAAGAAGATCGTCCCGGCCGAGTCCGGTTTGGTCTTGGGGCCGGTAAAGTCCGACTTCAACTGCCGATCGTGGGGGATGCTGCCGGACTTGAGCCACTCGCGCATTGCGCCCCACAGCTCAGCCCGCTTGTTGCCCCACATGATCGGGTTCTTTGACTTCCAACCGAAGTTTACCCCACGCACCTTATACCGTTGTTCCGTCAGCCGGTCAAGTATGCCGTAGCCCAGCCCGCCCTCGTCGATCACCGTCAGCGTCGGCCGGTACTCCTCGATGGCGTCGATGACGTGGCCCACTGTGGTCATGGTGTCGTCGCCCCGGTACCGCTTAATGTGCAGCAGGTCGCGCCCTTGGCGCACCACGATCACGGTCGAGTCCGCGCCCGAGCGCGCCGGGTCGATCCCGATCACAATCGGCGCGTCCGCGTCCTTGTACCGGGGTCGTTGGGCGGCCTCGTCCACCAGTTGCGGCGGAATAAACTGGTCGTCGCCCGCGCTCGGGAACTCCCCGTACACCTCGATGCGGGCCTGCGGGCTGTCGCTGCCGTACTCCGCAATGATCTGCTCGTAAATCGCCTTGTCGGTGTCCTCGACGTCACGGGCGTCGATGTGTTCCGAATGCCAGAACTCCCGCTTGGAATGGAAACACTCGAAGAAATAGCCTTGGTTGCGCCGAGGGTTGCTAAAGGCCATCCAAAAGCGGTTTGGCGTGTTCTCTGTGAAGAAGCCTTGGGCCACATCCCAGATTGGGTCAGGAATGCCTGACGCCTCGTCGAACACCAGAAACACCCCATCCACGTTGTGCAGACCGGCGTAAGCGTCCGGGTTTTCTTCCGACCAGAGGCGCCCCTCGATCGACCAGAACCGCGTGCCCTTCTTCAGGTCGCGCTCGACGATCTCAGCCAACCACTTGGCCGGGCTGACCCGCGTCGCGCTGATCTCGAACCAGTGGCTGTTGATGAGGAGTGCCAGCCACTTAGTGATCTCCGACCAGGTGATCGAGCGAAGCTGCGCCTCGCTGTTGGCCGACACGATGGTGGTGGCGCCGATGCGCGTTGTCAGCATCCACAGCACGAGCCAACTGACCAAGGCCGACTTGCCGATCCCGCGACCGGACGCCAAGGCGCTCCGGAACACCTTGTAGGCGGCGGCGTTGTCGTTGTTGCGGATGTGGTCAGCGATTTTCCGCAGCAGGCGGCGCTGCCACTGACGCGGGCCTTTGTGGTGCGCCAACGGCGTGTTGGGCTGGCCCCAAGGAAACGCGAACAGAACGAACGCTTCAGGATCGTTCTTGAGCTTAGGGGACCAGAGGCGCGTCATAAGCGCCTGCTCGTCTGTCGCTGAGTAGATCGGAGCTTGCATCAGAACTGCCGACGGTACTGCAACATGGCGCGGTACTGGTCAGGCGCGTTGTCTTGCCGGCCGTATTGCAGCCCGAAGTCCACATCGCCACCCAGCATACGGCGCGCGATGCCTAGGTCATACATCGTTGGCGCGCGCATGATACTGCCGTCTGGCAACTGAACAAACGCGGTGTTTGCGCCGCCGCGCAGCCGGTATGGCGTCTCAAATCCCAGACGCCCGGCCAACATTGACGGTTGATCCGCCATGATCGGCGACAGTTCG